TTCTGGATCATTATCAAAGATATTCTTGATCTTCCAATACTGACGATCCACATACCATTGCATGATCTTTTCAAAGATACCTTCACGAATTAGCTTCTTTTGTTCATTTGTTAGTTTCATAGTTTTACCCATAAATAAAAATCCTCATACCTATAAATATGAGGACTTTTAATATTACTACCGATAAGATGGTGGTTTTGAGAACTTTGGTGCATTTCTTTTTGAATCCTTAGATGCATCACTTTCAGCTTTGTTCTTGGATTCAATTGCCTTGTTTATCTGTTGGATGTAGAATCTACGTAGATAAATAGGTAAGTTGTAAACCTCTTCCCAAGTAAATCCACCCTTTCCGTAGTAACACAGTGAGAATATTTCTTCGTGTAAACCGAGCTTATACTCAGGAGTTAGGCCAAAAAAAGGACACATCCATTGGGATTTCCATCTCCAATGCCTCACCTGTTACATCTGAAATAAACGTAAATGTCATATCGAGATCAGGTGACATTTCCTTAATATGAGAACGTAAAGCACGAGAGTCCTGTGCGAACAACTCGTTATCCACAAAATTATCAATTGCAGCTCTACCTCTCTCTCCGTCAACAGCAACGATAATATGCTTCAAACGAGTTGTTAAGGCACGGTCAATGCCACTTCTGTTAATCTGTTTTGTTAGTGCCTTCATTTCCGCATCAATATCTTTATCCACACCAAACGTTAATAGTCTGAAAGTTACCATTCGTTTTGATTGTGGTAATTCAAAATCAAACTCGTTCTTGCGGTGCTCAAACAGAGAATAATCCACCTCCTTGTGCTCTATTTGAGTCAAATCAATTGTTACTTTTTGTTTTGTTCCCGGTGAAGTCGGGTCATCAACTTGGACGGTATAATCTTTACCATATCCCAATATACGTGCGGCAACCATGATGGCATTCCTATCACCCACATAAATGTGGTCATAATTAACAGGAGTGACAATAAGTGATTGAAATAGTTTATCAAGAACAACACCTTGCTTGATGAGGTTCTGTGAAGTTAAAATATCTTCTTCTTTTGCGGTCATATACTTCATTTCAATTGTTCCGGCAGCAAGAGGATGATCTTCTGGATATAGAAGTCCTTTTGATGGAAGCGGAACAATTTCTGTTGGGAAGTTTGTTTTCTTGACGTTGGTTTGGTTATGTTCTGACATTAACTGTGCTTTTAAGTCTGCGTCTGAAAGAGCTGCATCAGATTTAATGTTATAACCTGTTGGTATTTGTGACATAACTAATTCCTATGGATTAATGAAACTTATTTCTACATATAAATATGGGTATCCCGAAAAAATCGGAATACCCACGTATCAATTCTATCAAAAATCAGAACTGGAGGATTGCGTAGTCATACTCAAGAGTAAGTTGGATCTGAACAGGGTCATCTGTTCCCCAATCCATTTCACCCATGTTGGTAGCCTGAATGAACGCACCTTTCAGTGTCCACTCTTCGATCTTATCACCTACTGGTCCAAGAACGTTGAATGTAATATCCTTCTTATAGAAGTCGGAATATCCATCACGACCTGTTACCGATTCGTGTGATAGACGAACCCATTCCATTACCGCCTGTGCAGCAGATGGAACGATTGGATCATAAAGAGTAATGGTGACTGGTTCCCACTTTGCCTTACCCTTAATCATACGCTTAACGTTGATATGCTCAAGTGTGACAGGATTAAACGTGACGTTTGGTCTTGCCGCACCCTTGATAAGATAAGCAGGAACACCCTCAATATACATAATAAACCTATTTGCTAGTTTTGGCTCATAGGGGGTAAAGAAAATCTCAGTGGGATCTAGTAATTCTGCCATTTATTTCTCCAAGTTTAAAAATCTTTCTTTCATATAAATATAGACATTGATAGAAAATCATTGTCCAATAACTTACTTGACATCATTAGAATAGATTCCACATAATGTCTTCAACTTCAGACATACCGATAGAAATGCCGGACTTCTTTGCAGTTTCTTTTATCCACGCCCTACAATCCTTCATAAAAAGCTTTGACATATCAGAATACTTTTTCATTTCAGCTTTGAATTGTGGGCTCTTCATTACTTCTTTTTCAAGAAATGTATAGTTTGCACCCATATCTTCCGATATATCGTATCTTACTTCTTCATTCTCAACGTCATAATAAACAGCGACTGGAACTTTTGCAGTGATTGGAACACTAACTTTCTTAGCATCTGCATTTATTATATCAGTATATCGTTTATCAAACTTCTTGAAGTTTACGGTATCTTTCTTAAGTCTATCTATAAGAAAATTAGTTTCAGACTCATTGAGTCTATTTTCTTGTTTGATAGTTTCCAACTCTTCTTCAGCTTCTTTGAGTAGTTGTTTTCTTGATGATAGTTTCATATTTGATTCCTTTGATAAAAATTGGGGGAGTATGTTTCAACTCCCCCGATTATTTCATTACGCTCCTGGGAACGCTGCACCTGTATTCTGGATGTTGAAGTCAAGAATAATGAATTCAGCTGTTCTTGCAGGTTGTAGATACAATTGACCATAAAGAATGTTACGATCGATAATATCCGGTGTGTTGTTTGATTCATCCATGATAACACGGAAGGCATAAAGACCTTGACGTTGTTGGATTGACTCAAGATATGGGTTAACGATGTTCAAGAATCTTGTTCTCGTTTGTGTTGTATTCTGTTCAAATACAAGGTAACGAGTAGCAGATGCAATAAACTTCTTAGCCGCAATCAAGAGACGACGAACGTTGATACGGTCAAGAGCAGATGGACGACCTTGAAGTGTCTTCTGACCCCATACACATACACCCGTTGATGGGAATACTGCGATTGGGTTGATTCTTGCTTCATATAGATCATCACGTTCTGTCTGTGTTAGACGTGTCTTAACTTCAATAACTTCTGTAAGACCACCACGATTTAGACCAGCTGGTGCGAACCATTCAGCAGACACACGGTCGTTGAATGCAATTACACCAGGTAGAACAACGGAAGGTGGAACCCAAACTGGCTTGTTTCTATCGAAGTCAAGAACCTTGACCCAAGGATAGTAAGTAGCAGCATAGTTCGAGTCAAATCCTTCAACGGTTGAAACAGCTGTTGCGATGTTATCATCAATACCCACTGTATCCATTACATAGAAAGCATCACCACGATCTTCACAAACATCTTTTGCATATGTTGTGATAGATGAGTGTAGTGAGTGAAGAACACCCGGTGTTACTACCATGTTGATGTCAAACTCGTCAGCATTTGATATTGTGTCCAATGCCTTCTTGTATGATGTGTATCCAGCAGCGGATGTTGACGAAATGTCAAATCCTTGAGTGTTACCAGCAACAATGTATGTTCCAGTCTTTTTCTGTAGGTTTGGCTTGTGTCCATCAAATCCACCTTGGAATGGAACAATAAACTTACGTGTATCAATTGACGTATTTGATGTCAAGTTGATTGAACCAGAGTAAGCAGATGTTGCAGATGGATAGTTAGCACCAGCAGCTTGGTTATAATCACCAAGATAGAAGTCGGTGTTTGATCCAGTTGTTTGCTTTGCTGTTACTGGAAGTGGACGTAGGTAGTTAAAGTTGTCCGTTGTAGCAAAGTCATAGTTAAATCCAAAGTAAACTCTTCTGTTATAAGCACCACCAGCGGTTTGAGCTGTTACATAAGAAGCAGCGGCTGGTTGTGTAAAGTCAGAAGGAATTGGTGATGCTGGAGCACGGAATCCAAAAGGAACCAATGTTGGTGATGTTGCACCATTCTTAACAGCGTCAGTTACTTCAACACGAACAAAGTTAGACTTGTTCGAGTAGTCACCATTAACAACAACTTTACCAGCGGATGTTATTGTGACGTATCTATCACCAATTACACGAGCAATATATCGTGGTGAGTTTGGATCAAGGCTACACTTGAATGATTCAACAACATTTGGACGAAGATCTTCATCCTCATATGTGAATGGTGAGTTGTAAACTTTCGATTGATCAGCATATCTTACGATTACATCAAAGTCACCGTATTCCGAACCAGCGATTGTTCCAGCTGCACGAACGTTTGCGATGGCAACTTTAACTTCGTAGTTAGCATGAATACCATGTGAAAGTGTGTGGAACTTGAACAAGTTAGTTGCAGTTGCACCCACCTTTTGAGATGTGATATATGGAGTTGATGCTTCAAGATAATCGTTTGTGAAATCCCATGAAGCGGCTGATCCAGTTTCAATAATCAGTGTTGTTGCACCATCGGCAGCAAGAGAAGCCGAAGCTTGCTTAGCAAACATCACATAGTTGTAAGCGGCGTTTGTTCCATAAGGATTATATCCGTATAGATCACCGATAAACGATGTTGAATTTGGATCAATCGAGGCACTAAATGCAGTTCCATTTTGATCTACCGCGTTTGTAAATGTAGAAGTATCTGTTGTAAACGAACCCGAAAGGGTAAGAACAAATGAACCACTGTCATTTGATGCAAGTGTTGACTCATTAAACAAATCAACAGTATCTGCGTCTGTAACAACAAATGTAGGGTGAAGAACGTTAATTAGTCTCTTACCCCAGCTTCCAGTAGCAACAAGAGCAACTGGATAATCAAGTGAATAACCGCCCGATCCTAAAACACGAACGATGGTTGCACTACCTGCATTTGCTAGGTAGCTCTTAGCAGTATATGGAAGATATGATTGCTCATATGTTCCACCAAATTTGGTTACAAAATCGTTGTATCCTTCAACTACCGTAGGAACGAAGGCAGGTCCTTTTAGGGTTGGTCCAATAAGAGCCGCACCAATCTGCCCAATTCCTTGTGGTAAGAATGAAAGATCCTTTTCGACTGTAAACACACCAGGACTTACAATTCTTTCATTAGCCACTATTTATCTCCAAAAAATGATGTAATAACTCTACTATAAATATGGATCAAAAAATCCAAAATTAAGTAGTGGACGGAATAAATCTTCC